AAGCGCATAGGGCTGCGCTGGCAGGGTCAGTCAGCCTTTGAGCACGACCACAACAAGAAGTTTCCGTATGAGCTGCTGTTTGATGCGGTGAAGGACGCTGATGCTGAGTTCATCTCCCTGCAACGTGACGAGGGTGCTGATTCGTGTCCGTCTTGGGTGAAGCAGGTTCCTTTAGATTCATGGGAAGATACTCGTGCTGCTGCGGCCTCTTGTGATCTGGTGATCTCCTCTTGTACGTCGGTGAGCCACTTGGCTGCGGCTATGGGCGTGGAGACTTGGGTTGTAACTCCGGTGATGCCGTACTTTCTGTATGCCCTAGAAGGCGACACCTGTCCTTATTACGATACAATGCGCCTGATGCGTCAGGAAGTATTCGGTGACTGGACTGCTTCCTTTGAGAAGATCAGAGAGCGTCTTGGTGAGAAACAAGCCTTGAGGAGAGTCAAGTGAGTCAAAAGTATCCTGGCGGCATAATCAGTAAAACAGCCCCTGTCACTGTCGGCCCAGTCGATGGTGAGGGCGGCTCTGCGCCGGGTATCTGGACTCTGACTCAGGCGTTGGAATTGAATAAGCAGAACCTGTGGCCGAAGCCGGTGATCCCTAAAGAGTTGTACAGTTGGGGGACTAACAGCTATGGTCAGCTTGGCCTCAACGACACTGCCAACCGCTCCAGCCCTATACAAATCGGAGCATTAACCACATGGTCTCAGATTGCCGGTGGATCAACATTTACCGTTGCCACTAAAACTGACGGCACTCTCTGGAGTTGGGGCGCTAACAGCGCGGGTCAACTCGGCCTCGGTGACGTACCCAGCCGTTCAAGCCCAGTACAAGTTGGCGCATTAACCGCGTGGTCTCAAGTAGCTGCTGGCACCAGCTCTACCCTAGCCATAAAAACAGATGGCACGTTCTGGAGTTGGGGCGGGAACAGTCAAGGTCAACTGGGTCTTAATGACACGGCCAACAGATCAAGCCCTGTTCAAATAGGCGCGCTGACAACTTGGTCTCAAGTGGCTGCTGGAGGTGTACACTGCCTTGCCATTAAAACCGATGGCACTCTGTGGAGTTGGGGGTATAACGGCTTTGGTGAGCTTGGCCTTGGTGATGTTGTCTACCGTTCAAGTCCTGTTCAAGTTGGCGCACTTACTACATGGGCTAAAATTGCGGGTGGAAATAGCCTCAGCCTTGCCATTAAAACTAATGGCACATTGTGGAGTTGGGGGCGTGGCAACAGTGGTCGAACTGGCCTTGGCGACACATACAACCGTTCCAGTCCTGTTCAAATAGGCGCACTTACCACATGGTCTCAAGTAGCTGCTGGAAATTACTTTGGCGTTGCTGCTAAAACTGACGGCACTATGTGGAGCTGGGGTGGTAATGGTAATGGGCAGCTCGGCCTAAATGACGCCGCTGGCCGTTCAAGCCCTGTACAAATAGGAGCATTAACTGCGTGGTCTAAAATAGCTGCTGGCGCTTACCACGGTATTGCCATTAAAACTGACGGCACTCTCTGGAGTTGGGGTGGTAATAGTAACGGTAAACTCGGCCTTAACGACGTAGTAAACCGTTCTAGCCCAGTTCAGGTCGGTGCAGTAACTACTTGGTCAAGGCTGCCAAAAATGCCAATGAGTAATTCCTCACTCGCAATTAAATCTTAATCAGGAGATACACAATGTTCTTTGTAAAAATAGTAAACAACGAAGTAACCCAGTGCTGGGACACTCAGCCCCCTAAAGGCGAGTCAGGCTGGAAGTCAGCCATCGAAGTACGCCCTGCTGTGACGCCTAACCGTCAGCAATACACCGGCCACAGCTTTGACATCACCAAAGACCCGGTTGAGATCGTCTGGGGTGTTCAAGACATCACTGCTGAAGACCGTAAAGGCGGGTTGCGCTCACAGGCTGCGGCTGAGTTCCAGCAAGTCGTACAGGAAGAGATGCGTAAGGAAGTCGATGAGTTCCCCACTACTCAGTACAACCCGGCTACTGTTGACGCTGCCCGTGTAGCCTTTGAAACTCGCGTGACTGCAATCAACGCAGCCACTACGCATGAGCAATTGGATGCGCTGTGAGACTGAACTACTCGTATGACATGACACCATCCAAAGCCTACATCATCCGTGTTGTGGGTAACGCTGCCTCGGAAGAGAAAGCCAAGCGGTGTGCTGTGTCATGCGAGAAAGTGGGCCAGCCCTACGAGTTCTGGGACGCTTATGATGGTTTAGCAGACGAGATCAAACCTCCGGCTCACCACAACGTCATCCTTGATTGTATCAAGGTCACAGACCACTACCTGACCCGTGGCGAAGTAGCGTGTGCGCTATCCCACATAAGTCTCTGGGCAAAGTGTGTTCTTGAAGACAAGCCTCTGGTTATTTTGGAGCATGACTCGTTGATGTTGCAGCCCTACACGCAACACGCTGTCTTCAACTCGATCTGCTACTTAGGCTCGCACGAGCAGGTCAAACTTAACTGGCAAGTGTCCGCTACGCCGCCACACGCAACAGAGGGTGAGAACTACCACTTCCTATGCCGTGCCCATGCGTATGCAATCGACCCTGCTGTCGCCAAGAACCTGCTCTCCTACGTCATTAAGATGGGTATCTGTACCTCGCTGGATATGCTGATTCGGGCTGACCTGTTTCCTATTCACCAGATGGGTGTCTACGCCTACAATGTCTTTGAGAGCCGAGAAGAGACAACAATTAAAGGTCGAGCCTTAGAGGGCAGAACGACTAAGCGCAACGATGGGCTAACAATATGAAAATACTAATCATGGGTCTGCCTGGTAGTGGAAAAACTACACTAGCAAGAGTGCTGGCTGAGAAGCTGCGCTGCACCCATTTCAACGCCGACGACATTCGTGAGAACATCAACAAGGACTTGGGCTTTAGTCCTGAAGATCGTATCGAGCAGGCCCGCAGAATGGGTCACTTGTGCAACCTGTCCTCACGTTGGGGCGAGGCAGTCATAGCTGATTTCGTCTGTCCCACCGATGAAACCCGTCAAGCATTTAACGCAGACTTTGTGGTGTGGATGGACACAATATCCTCCAGTCGGTACAAGGACACTAACTCACTTTTTGTGCGCCCCAAGCACTACGATTACCGAGTTATTAACTTCAGTAAGCCGACCATCGAACACGTTAAAGAGATACAGAGCAAAGCGTTCAAGACGAGACTTGCTATTGTAGAGCTGCCCGTGGAGGTAATGGCTAGATGAATATCGACGAAACAGCATTATTACGCCAGATAATCCGAGAAGAGATGAAATCGGTCCTCAAAGAAGTCGGCCTCCACGACGATGACGCGGGTAATGATGTACGCGAATTGCGATCCTTAGTTAGTGATTGGCGCGGCATAAAGAAGACCGTCTGGCAAACTATAGCCCGCTGGGGCACCCTCATCGTACTGGGCATATTGACTCTGGGTACGTGGAACAAGTTTAACGGGGGCGGTGGTGATTGATCCTGTCTCAGCCTTCGCTCTTGCGACATCTGCGTACAATGCCCTTAAAAAAGGCATTGAGATGGGCCGTGAGCTTGAAGACATGGGCGGGGTATTGGGCACCTGGTTCTCTGCCGTCAGTGACGTAAAATCCGCTGAAGAGGAAGCCAAGAACCCACCATTATTTAAGAAGCTCCTGTACAAAGGCTCGGTCGAGCAGGAAGCAATGCAGAACTTGATGCGCCGGAAGAAAATCGAGCAGCAGGAGAAAGAACTGCGCGAGCTGATTGTCTACCGATACGGCGTTGACGCCTACAAAGACATGATCCGCGACAGGATGAAGATCAAGGAAACGCGTACCGCGACTGAAGCGACACAGCGGCGCAAGATGAAAAACCTTATCATGAACAGCGCAACGGTTGCGGCTATCGTGGGTCTGATCGGAACGCTCGTTGCGTTTGTTGTCGGTATCATTGAAAAACTCAGGGGGTAGCGAATGAACGAAAGTGACATCAAAGGCCGGTTGACGTTTGCTGTGACCCTTATGGTTTCCGCCACGCTGTGCGTGTCTGTTCTAGTAATGATTATTGCGCTCGTTGTCGGCCTCTGGTTTGAAAATATCGACAACGCAGAAGTCTTTAAACTAATCTCCCCTGCTTTTCAGACAATTATCGGTGGATTTATTGGGCTACTCGCTGGGGTAAAACTCAGTAACGCCGATGCCGAACCACCTTGCCGAGGTAACAAACAATGATGGCATTAGTATCAAGTCTATTGGGGTTCGCATCAGCGGGATTACCTCGTGTTTTAGACATGTGGCAACAAACGAAAGACCAGAAGCATGAGCTACTTTTGATGGCCGCACAGCGTGAGCGCGAATTGGCGTTAGCTAAGGAGGGCTTCGTTGCCCAAGCCAGAGTCGAGGAGATCAAGACCGAGCAGACGGCAATGCAGACTCAAGCGCAAGAACGGGTCGCCATGTACAAGCACGATTCTTCATTAGCGGATGGAGGGTCTAGATGGGTAATTAATCTTCGCAGTAGCGTCCGCCCAGTCGTCACTTATATCTTCGTTGGCCTGTTGGTCGTGGTAGATATAGCCGGTATTTGGTATGCGTACAGCACTGGTGTGGCCTTTGCTCAAGCGATGGAGCTTGTGTTCTCATCTGAGGAAATGGCCATACTTAGTGCAATCATCTCATTCCACTTCGGGGGGCGTGCCTTCTCAAAATGAGCATATCCGAGGCCGGCATCCAGCTAATCAAGACCTTTGAGGGTTGCCACAACAACCCTTATCGCTGCCCTGCTGGGCTTTGGACGATTGGATATGGGCATGTACTGTATCCAGATCAAGCGAGGCTCAAAACGCCTGAAAGAGCCTCTTACGCACTTAAACCAGAACATGATCGGGTGTGGGATGCTGACGAGATTGATTCGCTTCTTGAGAAGGATTTACTACGGTTTACTAATGGCGTGGGAAGATTATGTCCTGCTAGCTCTGATAATTCTTGCCATTTGGATGCGCTTACCAGCTTTACCTACAATTGTGGACTTGGGTCACTTCAATCCAGCACGCTAAGAATGAAGTACAATCGCGGCGAATACGATGGCGCAGCAAATGAGTTTCTAAAGTGGAACAAAGCTGGCGGTAAGGTGCTACGAGGACTGGAAAGGCGCAGAGAAGCTGAAAGAGCTTTATTCTTAGCCGGGGGCTAAATGTATCTTATAAGCAACATTCCGTATTTTAAGTGCTGGGTCCGAAAAGATTTTACTCACGGTCACCAGGGTTACCACGGCGAGTACGTTCACGCCCTTGCTGTTGCGGTCACCACGATGCCCGACAGGTGTTTGTCGTTCCAATTGATCTTTACCGGGTGCGAAGCGGACGACGGTAGCCAGCCGAATGTGCATGGCGGTGCGATGTGGGCGCGTATGCCTATCACAGCACTGGTAGGTGACATACCGCTTGAAGAGTGGCCCGAGCGGATGGAGACGCACTTTGTGCAGCCGTGGGACTGCAGCTCCTACCACCACTCTATCATCTCAATCGACCGGGCTAAACCCTCCCAATGGCTGTGCAAGATCGACAATCAGTTCTTCAAGGGCCGCTATTTGTTTACCGTGGACTACGCCGAGAGCGAAGTGGCCGAAGACCCAGCACAGCACAAGCAGTCCCATGTGCTGATCTTAACCGATGCTGGCAAATGGACGGGTAACATCGTAGCATTGCCTAACAACAGAGTTCGCGTCACAAGTCCAGCCTATTGGGTTACAGGAGAAGGCGCACCAGACTTTAAACCGAGCCAGTGGATCCACTGCGCGGAGCAAGACGATTCGTATTTAGACCCAGAAATTACTTTTAACAATCTCTATAAGGAGACCGACGATGAAAGCTAAAATGATGCCTGCTGGCGGCATGGCGATGACTACTAAAGACGGTAAGAAAGTTCCGGCGTTCGCTGCAGACGGCAAAGGCAAAATGGCAAATGGCGGCATGGCTAAAAAAGGCTACGCTGCCGGCGGCAAAACCAAAAAGTAAGCCATAATTTGCCTTGAATTCTGTTTCAGGGCTATAATCATTAAAACGGCGCATGCTGAATCAGCATCCTATTTTCTTTGGGGATAGTATGAGCTACAGCATGACGTATGACAGCCTACTAGTAGACGTCCGGCGCTATTTAGAGCGTGGGTTTACTCAGGAAAGCGACCAAATTGTTTACGACCAACTTCCCCGCCTAGTCACCCTGGGCGAGCGTCGCATTGCCCGCGAGCTTAAGATTCAAGGG